ACACAGATTATTCACACTTGGTACGAGTCGGTACCGGAACGCAGGGTGCGCCTGATCGCAGGCTGGAAGGCGTTCAAAGCGGACATGGAAAACTTCCAGTACGTCGAGGTGATTCCTGCAGCAGTAGCAACGCCTGAAGCTGGGCTGCCATCCGTATTTATCCGCGTCGAAGGCAGCATTGCTCTGGTGGATAACCTGCCAGCATTCGGCGAAATCCTGACCGATTACATCGCACGCATGAAAGTGATCACGGAAAAGGATAAAAAAACAGACCAGGACTACGCTGATCTTGAGCAAGCCGTCAGGAACATGAAGCGCGCAGAGGAAGAACTCGATGCGGCGGAAAACAGCGCGCTTGGACAAACCGAAAGCATCGACTCAATGCGCAAGACGGTTGCGATGTATCGGGCCATGGCGCGGGATAACCGGCTGTTGATCGACAAGCTGGTCAAGGCCGAGAAGGAAAGCCGCAAAGCAGAGATCATCGTCAACGCCAGGAAAGCTATCGAGGAACACATCCAGAAAATGAACGTGCGAATCGGCGGCAACTGGATGCCAGCAGCGAGCGCGGCACCATTCGCCGAAGCCGTCAAGGGACTAAAAACCCTGGACAGCATGCGTGAAAAAGTCGGAACAGCACTGCGCGACATGATGTTCGAAGCAAGTCTGATGGCAGACCGGATCGAGTCGAACCGCAAGAGCCTGACCGGCGAGGCGCACGACTGGATGTTCCTGTTCCCAGATTTCCCAGCGGTCTGCCAGAAGCCAGTCGAAGATTTCGCCGCCATGTTGTCGATGCGGATCACGAATCACAAAGCCGCCGAAGATAAAAGACTCGAAGCCGAGCGCGAGAAGATCCGCGCAGAGGAACGCGCCAAGGCGGAAGCGGAAGCGCAAGCGAAAGCAAAAGCCGAAAAGTCCGCTCTGGATGCGGAGGAAATGAAGAAGCGCGCCGAATTCGAACACCTCCAACGTGAAGAAGCGAAGGCATTCCAGCGGCAGGCGGCAGAGCAGGCACAAGGACGCGCGGCCATGGCCGAAGCCGAGCAGTTGATCGCCAGCGCGAAATCAGCGACAGCAACGCCACCAATCGAGCAGTCGGCAGAGACAGCAGAGAGCGAGAACCTGCTCAAACTCGGCCAGATTGGTGAGCGACTTGGATTTTCCGTGACGGCAGAATTAATCGCCTCACTCGGCATCTTGCCAAAAGCACAAGACCGGTCAGCGAAGTTGTACTCGCAGGCCGATTTCATCCGCGTCTGCGACGCCTTGATTGCCAGGGTCACAGCAGCACGCAACGCGCAGTACCAACCTCAGTAACCAGGAGATCGAAATGCCGCTACCAATCAATGTCAGCCTCGCAACCGTCTACATCGCCACCGAAGACGGTGAAGTCAAAACCCTCATGGATGACGCCAGCGACAAACTTGCTGAAGTCGTCAACGCTGTCGTCGCCACCGGCAAAGCCGGGTCGTTGACGATCAAGATCGACCTCAAGCCTTCAACCGCTGGCGCGCTCGCAGTGCGCGGCGATGCGAAAGCCAAGAAGCCGGCCGGTCTGCCACGCGAGGCGCTGCTCTGGCCGACACCTGAAGGCAACCTCATGGGCGAAGACCCGAACCAGGCGAAATTCGAATTCAAGCAGGTCAACACCCCGAAGACAGAACTCAAGTCGGTAGCCGCCTAACCTACAACCTGCACGCCTCGCGCGGGCAACTCCAAAGGAAGAAAAATGGATTACAAAACAGGAAAACTCGACGCGGCAACTCTGCTGGATGCCGGCGCTGCGATGGTTTCTTCGGCGAAGTTTGTCGATGAAGAATCGCATCCCTATATCGTCGTCCCGGAAGGATACAAGATCGCTGACATGGAGAAGTTCATGTCAAATCCGACGCGGAAACGTGGGACTGTTTCGGTCAGCGATTCGCGCAGCTTTGTGGACTTTTTAGTCCGCCATGGTCAGGAACATGACGCTGCGATCTATGCCGACATGGACGCAGAAGAAAGTCGGCTGAACATGACTGCTGTTCTCAATGACCACGACTACAAGCTAGACATCGCCGGATGGATGGACCATCGCTGCGTGTTCCAGCCGAAACTTTCAGTCGAGTGGAAGCGCTGGCTCACGAAGGATGGTGTATCGATGAACCAGTCCGACTTCGCTACCTTCCTGGAAGACAACCTGGGCGACATCGCCAGCGTAGAAGGCATGCCGACCGGCGCGCAGATGCTGACCATGGCGCTGCAGTTCGAAGCGAACAGCGACAAGCGTCTGCGCAGCAAGGTCAACCTGCAGTCCGGTGGTGTGCGCTTCGAGTTCGTGGACGATGAAACGAAGGAGACGCGCACAAGCATGGAAGTGTTCCAGCGCTTCACCATCGGCGTGCCGGTGTTCCAGGGCAGCAAGAGCGCATACCCGATTGTTGCGCGCCTGAAGTACCGCGAGAAAGACGGAAAGGTCAACTTCTGGTTCGAATTGATCCGTCCTGATCTGGTGTTCAAGACTGCGGCAGATGAGGAAACCAGTCTCATCGCGGCAGCCACTGGCTTCTTGATCTTCAACGGCAAGATTTAAAAGGGTCTGGCCGGGAAACCGGCCAGAAGAAAATGCGGAACCTCGACACAATAAATCATCTTCGTTCAGATTCGCGCGATCTCTATGGATCGAATGGCGATAGCGGAAATGGCGTTTTTATGATCACCAGCAAGATCGACCATACAACACTGGTGGTCGTCGCAAGCGATCAACTCGGATGGGATCACGTCTCGGTCAGTCACCGGAAGCGGGTGCCGAACTGGTATGAGATGGAGCAGGTTAAGGCGATGTTCTTCGAGGAAGACGAAACATGCATGCAACTGCATGTCCCAGCTTCAGATCACATCAACAACCACGCCAACGTGCTGCACTTGTGGCGACCACAGAAAGCAGAAATTCCACGCCCGCCGTCAATCATGGTTGGACTCGAAGGTGTGACGAATGTCACCAGTGAACAAGTGAAGAAATTCATCAAACCCAGTCTCGTAATGGCATCGATTCTCGCTGCCACGATGGCTCAATAAGGAAATTAAAATGGCATCAGTCAATAAAGTGATCCTGGTTGGAAACCTGGGGAAAGACCCAGAAACACGCTACATGCCAAACGGCGATGCGGTAACCAATGTCGTCATCGCCACATCCGAGTCGTGGAAAGACAAGAACAGCGGCGAGAAGAAAGAGGCGACAGAATGGCATCGTGTCGTGTTTTTCCGCAAGCTGGCAGAAATCGCCAGCCAATACCTGCGCAAAGGCTCGCAGGTTTACATCGAAGGCGCGCTCAAAACGCGCAAGTGGCAGAATAAGGATGGACAGGATCAGTACACCACCGAGATCGTCGCCGACGAAATGAGGATGCTCGGCAGCAAGGGTGACCGTCCGAGCAATGACGGAGGACAGGGTCCGCACGGAGACTCGAGCGAGCAACCGGCGCAGCAGAACGCGACGACGAAGTCCGCCGAATTCGACAACGACGACGACATCCCATTCTAAAGTACACGCCATGCTTGAGAATTACTTCGTCATCGCTGCCGTGTTCACTGCATGGGCCATTGGATATCTCGACGGGAGAAAATTAACCTCACTCTTCAAGTCGAGATTCCATGCCTTTGTGCTGGCGCTGGCTGCCGGCATTTTTTGGCCGGTCACCGCCGCATTGATCATTTTCAAGTAAGCATGAGATCAATCGACATCATCGAAGCCGCAGAATTCCTTGGCCTGCACTGCAACACCCTGCAGGCCAGGGCGAAAGCCGGCGAAATCCCTGGCGTCAAGATCGGGAAAGAGTGGAGATTCATCGACGTTGATCTTGTCGAATACATGCGCTCACAATACCTGTCCAACAAACAGGACGGGCAAGAGTCGTGTCGATCTACAAGCGAGGCGAAATCTGGTGGTACTCGATCACGCTCAAAGGTAGACCAAGGGCTAGAGGAAGCACTGGCGAGAGTGATCGGGAAAAGGCGCAGCGCAAGCACGACGAGATCAAAGCAGAACTCTGGCAAGCCAAGCCTGTCCGTGGTGCAGAACGCACATGGAACGACGCATGCATTGCCTGGCTGAACGCTGGGGAGCGCGGAGAATCTGACGGATACACCATCAGGTCGCTCGGGTACAAGAACCGGGCGCTCTCGCAATGCACGCAGGCAAGCTTCGAAGAAGTCCTTGATGGACTGTCGCCAGCGACGTGGAACCGCAAGCGGAACACGATCATGGCGATCCTGCACATGGCAGGCGTCAACATCAAGATATCCACCCGGAAAGTCGCAAAACAGCGCATCCGATACCTGACCGCCGAGGAATGGGAGCGTCTCGACGCGGAATTGCCGTCACACCTTCAGGCCATGGCTCGATTTGCAATATCGACCGGGCTTCGCCAGAGCAACGTCACACAACTCAAATGGGATCAGGTCGACATGGACCGGCGCGTCGCCTGGATACACCCGGACGAAGCCAAAGCCGAGAAGGCAATCGGCGTGCCGCTTTCTGACATGGCGATGGAAGTCCTGCAAGGACAGAAAATCCTGAGAGACGCGGAAATCGCTCTCGCAGAAACAGAAGGACGGAAGTTCGACCCGTCCTACGTCTTCACCTACAAGCGCAAGCCCATCGCCAAGATCAAGACCGCATGGACGAAGGCGCTCGCCAGAGCAAAGATCGAGAACTTCCGGTGGCACGATCTGAGGCACACCTGGGCAAGCTGGCATGTCATGTCTGGAACACCGCTGGAAGTGCTGAAGCAACTCGGCGGTTGGAGCGACTACTCCATGGTCCTTCGTTATGCACACCTGGCTCCAGACCACCTGGCCGGGTTCGCCGGCAACGCAAAGCCGTACCAGCGCGCAGCGTAGTGTGACCAGCACTGTGACTTACTGTGACGGAATCAGGCTGATTGTGACTGAATATCAGGCACAAAAAAGCCGCCAGATCGGCGGCAGATTCGCTCTAACTTACTGATTTACAGGTCAATTTCTGGTGGGCAGTACGGGGTTCGAACCTGTGACCCCCGCCGTGTGAAGGCGGTTTAAATCATATATATCCATTTGATTTAAAAGCATTTTCATTGTTACTGTGTACAAATCACTGTGACCTACAGATATTTTCAACGTCTAGCATGACGTGATAACGTCGCAGTCTTACCAACAACAGGAGATGACGATGAAAGCCTCTGAATCTGCTTCGATTCGCGCACAGATCCAGGAACTGCAAGCAAAACTCGCCGAGGCTGATGCACAAGAGCGCGCAGAGGCTCTTGTGCAGATGAAGGAATGGCAGCGTCAGTACAGCTTCAATGGCCGCGAACTCGGCCCGGCTTTCAGGACAAAAAAGCGCGGCGCTTGATTACGACAGAACAAGAGCCGGCAATTCGGCCAGCAATTCAGAAGCGGTCGGTACCGGCCGATTCCCGGCTACAACGTCAGCCATGATGGCGTAACACGACCCCCATACCGCGCCACGCCATGCCACAAAAGCGGCACCTTCAGCCTGGAACGGATTCGCCGCACCAGCATAGGAGCAGGCGCTGACGATGTTGTCGTAGCCAGATGCTATTGCGGCCGCGTCAAGGTGAGACTGAACCAGTCCGGAGAGCCGCGACACCACGATGTCAGCTTCTACTTCGGCAAGTTTTTCGTTGACCAGCGCTTCAGAAATGACAGGCGTATCTCCCCATATCACGCTGCCATACACGTCTTCACCGATGACGGAAATCGCTGCATCCGGGTTTATTTTTTTGATTGCTGCAATTATTTTGGACATTTGATTCCTCAATCAATTTCTTCCAGAGTTAGCAAACCATGCAGAGATCCGCCAAGATCTTCGGATGCGCCACCATTGATATACCAGTTGTCCACAGAATTACGACGCCCAACACGAACCGTGTAGGTTGTCGCTGCTACAGACGCAGGCGAATCAACAAACTCAAGGCAGAAAGGAACCTCGTAAGTATAAAAACTACGCATCGATCCTACGCAAACAGAGCCCCTGAAAATAGCGACAATCACGCCTGTAGATGCGTTTCCAGAGGCAGTCAGAGTGGCGCGGACCCGCACTTTTCTAGAGGATGAAGATGGCGTTATCGACAGGCTGGCTACCTGGGTGCCTTCGCTTGACAACGGAACAGTATCGTCATCCGGGATGAACGTCGTCCCTGTAGCGGATGGGATGTCGACATGCTGAATCTGGTAAATGCCAGATTGAGATGCTGCCAGCGCAGCATCCAACTCAGCAGCCGTCGTGTAGGTCGGATGCGGGTCAACAGCGGCAACGTGGGCTGCCATGCTCGTCGCAGATTCGAGCGCGTCGACTCTCGACTTCAAATAAACCGTCCGATTCGCCAGGTTTTTAAGCGGAGCATTTGCGACGCCAGCTTCACCACCGATAGCTGGGTCCGTTGTCTCGAGCCGGTAGACTCCGGCATCCCATTGGTTCAGTTCGCCTAAATTCGCCATATTAGAACTCGATTCTCCAGATGCCGGTCAGGGCGATGTCGGATGTTTTTTGCAACACAGATGAGCGCGTCTTGCGAGCCATGAGCACACCTGCCGTGGTCAGCAATCCAAGCTCAAGGATGTTGGTGCCGTTGGCTTCAGCCGTTGTCAGCGAGAACGCGAAGCTGACCGACCGGTCGCTTGGGTAGGTGACGGCATCGATCGACTTCAAGAATGCGCTGGTCAGAGATTGGTTGCCGGCCGCAGGAACAGACCCTGACGTGCCAAACCCGATCTTGCTGATGCTGCGATTGTTGACGTCGCCGCCCCAGAGCCTGGCGTTCTGGCCTTTCGACAGGTCAACGATGATGTTATCGCCGCTCCATGTCTCGATGAGACGACCACGCTCGTAGACGTTTAGCGTCAGAAAGCCGCGCTGAGTGGGTACTCGATCAGTGAGTTGCATGACAGAATCATGCCGTCACGACTTCACCAGGATGGGTTGCTACTGCCGGTGAACTTGATGCCGATGGTCATGTGGAGTCCTTAGCAGGCCGAATCATGGAAAGTAATAGATGCGGGCTGCAGGGATTAAGCACCGGCAGTAGGTCCGCCACCAATTCCAACTGGGTATGTCCGCTCTGTCCACGTCAACCCGTCTGTAGAAGTTGCGTATTCAGTATCCGCTGATGCAAGCATAAACATCTCTGCGCCAGCACTGTATGTCAGATTATTAACGATCATCACAGGGGCAGTGCTTTGGGTCCAGCTTGTTCCACCGTTATAGGAAACCAATGAGATTCCGTTGGTGCCATCAACAACGACGATCTTGCCGCCCCCATACGCCACTACCGGGTTTTCGATAGAGACTGGAAAAGCCGTTTCCGCCCAAGCAATCCCGTCAGCAGACTTATAAAAGTACGCCCGCGACCCAGTCAAAAATGCGTAGAAATTAGTGCCGTCAGACAACATTGTCGCGTTACAAAAAATAAAACTAAGTGCTGGTGTCAGTGGATACTGAAGTGTGTAGCTAATGCCATCTGTCGAAAGATGTGAATTCATTCCAGATGCTGAACTGCCAGACATGTAGCAAATAAGCGATCCGACACTGGCTGAGTTTCTAGATACGGATATGAATATGGGCATGCGCTAGCTCCAATCAGTTCCATTAGAAGAGCTGCGCTCCCCTGCGATATATAGACTAAGCGAGGCGTTGTAGTGCAAACCAACCCCCATTGTGCCTGTTAGACCTTTCGTAATCGGGCTGCCTACAATCCATGTCACCGCATCGGCAGAAGTCGCTGTGTAAAAGTATGACGATGACCCATCAGCGGCAAGTATGCAGAACTCTGACCCGTTATGTATCGCGTTGTCCCAAGTATATCCAGCCTCTAGAGTTGGAACAGTGACCTCGCTAAACGTAACACCACCATCAAGCGACAGCCCTGCTGATGTTAGTGCAGGGTATGTCGTTGGAAGCACTAGAATAGTGCTGTAGTGGGCAACTGAGCGTTACCGCAGTGATGTGTAGGTAATCCCAGGTTGCCATAATGCCAAGAACGAAGATATTAATCTTCAACTTGCCTGTAGTCACATACGGGAATGTTGCATCAAGCGTAAAAGTGGTTTCTATGCCGTCCCAAGACGATGTGCTGCTTTCGAGAATGTTATCTTCGTCGTCACGTATGGATATACTAAGCGCGGCCATACCCCCACCAAAACTCGGATTCACTGCTTCAACCACAATCTGAAGCGATACCGTTCCTTCACTTTGGCATTGTGGTAAAGCAGTGGTGATTTCAATCTCCGGGCTGCCCGCATACGGCGCAACGAAATGGTCAGTATCCCAAGTCACACCTGGACCAGCTTCCCATACTGTGTCGTTGAATGCGTATTCGCCGGAACAGCCGTAGCACGCAGAAGCCGCCGAGCATTCCTCGATCACGTTGATCTTGTCGGTCCAGAAGCACTCGGCCATATCTTAGCTGTCCGTTAACTCGACTTCGTAACCAAGCTCAAACCCTTTGGTCTGGCTGGAAGTAAGCGCATTCGCAAAATCACGACCGAGACAGTCACTAGTGCCCACCAGGGCCGCATCTGACAACTTGATATGCAACATCCTCACCGGGAATCGGTTCATATTTCACGCATTGATTCGTCAACGAATCCCAAACCCCGCCGAATGCGGCGCAATTTGTAGCCTCATTCCCTATCATATCTACGTAACATTCTGATGTGCAGCCTTCTTCTGTGTTGCCAAAGCACCCTGACAGGTCGAGTTCGACACAACTGAGCGTTACCGCAGTGATGTGCAGGTAATCCCAGGTTGCCATAAAACCAAGAATAGAAACCACGACTTTCAACTTACCTGTAGTCCCACAGGGGAAATTGGTATCAAAGGTGAACGTGGTTTCCGTGCCGTCCCAAATTAACTCTTCACTTTCAAAAACATTATCCGACTCATCACGAACGCTGATTGTTAAGTTAGCAGCACCGCCACCCAGACTTGGATTCACCGCTTCAACAACAATCTGAAGCGATACCGTTCCTTCACTTTGGCACTGCGGCGAATCCGTAATAATTTCAATCTGCGGGCCGCTCGCATACGGCGCAACGAAATGATCCGTGTCCCAAGTCACGCCAGTGCCCGCTCCCCATACTGTGTCGTTGAATGCGTATTCGCCAGAACAGCCGTAACAGGCAGTAACACCACCACCACCCCCAAACAAAATAAACCCTGCGCCGGGGACTATCATGCCAAGTCGCCACCCATCGAACAAATCGCCCTCGTAGCGCCAGGCTCGACGATATAGCTCACCACGCACTTCGCACCAAGCGTTGCGCTGATCGTGGGTGTCGTTGCGCCGAAGTACCAGAAAGCATTAAAAGCCAAGGTCTTCGCCGCACTGGCATGTTGCGTAAAATGAATCACGCCGCTCTGCCCGGCAACCGCATTCGTCGGCGCGGAAAGAGTCGTGTTCTCCGTCAGCGTATGGTTGAAGTTGTTCGACAGATCAAGGTCAACCGCAATGCTGGCGGACGTGCTGGTCAGCGGGTCGAACGCACCGCGTTGGGCTTTGTTGTATGTGTTGTTGCGCGCAGCGAACTCGTTTAAATACTCCGTGCGGTTCAGCAAAGCCTGCGCTTGCTCGTTCATCACGCCACCCGCACCACCCAGGGCAAGCGTCGTTGTCTCAAGCTGGGCAACGCTGTCCATGCCAGGTATCGCGGTCAAATTCGCCATGTTTTTTCCTTAAATTGATTCGGTTGAGATCAGGCGGCTTCCGAACATCGCAGAACCGTCAAAGCGAACGCTGCCGTCGTAGCGCCAGACTTCTGTAATGGTGATGTCGCAGCTATCGGTAATTGGCGCGTCGTAGGTGTCAACGATTTCGCTGGACCCGCTGATGCCGATTTGTCGCATGTAGGTGCCGGCGTCGCGCAGGCGGTTGACCTGTTCGCTCACTGCCTGGATATAGCTGGTGACGTTGGCGTCGCCAAGGATGTCGTATTCGACCAGCACATCAAACAGACCGTAGGTGCCGGCGATATTGTGGATCGCGTACCGTCGTGAACCATCGAAGTTCCATGTGCCATCGAAGAAGTTGGTTTCAACTGGTAGCAGCGCGCAATCGACAACACTGGCATCAACGCCGGACGCTTCTTTGATGGCGGCGGCGATGGCGAAGTTGTTGCCCTTCGGGCGCAAGGTCTCGGCGACGATGCGCGGCCCGTATGCGGCATCTGATTCGCCAAGGATGCGCTGCACTTTGTAGTAGCTGCCGAGTTCATCGAGCCAGAAGCCCTCGGCTGTGCGCAAGCTCATCTGTTTGAGCATTTCGATGATCGCTAGCGCGGCATCCGCCAGTTCCGCCGACAGCGACGACACATAGCTCCACAGCAGCGACGTGTAGGCGTAGAAGTGGTCGCCGTTGGTCTCGTCCTGATTGCCTTCGCCATCCAGCAGCACCAGCGCCGACAGGCTGCCGTAATTGCCGGATTCGTAGACGATCGAGTAGCCGCCAAGCGATGCGACGTAGTCGGCCAGTTCGGCGATCGTGTATTGCGACAGGTCAATGTTCAGGTTCGATGTGGCGAAGCCATCGCCGCCATCAAGATCCTGCGTGCCGTCTAGCCGCCACGTTCCGTCCAGGTAAAGCGGTCTGGCCGTGACAGTTTGCGGATCGACAACCGTGCTCAGAATGCCGTCGCGGATACGCCAGGTCATCGTGCCCGGATAGCGAATGCGCAATGCCAGTTCGCGGCCAGGGTCTTTGTCGAAGATCCGGTGCAGATGACCGAGCAGTTTTTGGGTCAGCGCGGAGTTCATGTAATCGCCATCGTACCGGCCATGATCTTCTCGTCAGCGTCAACAGCCACGTCGGCTGCCGGCGCGGTGACGGCGCAGTTGTGAATGCCGTCGATGCCCATGATCAGGGCGATGATTTCGGCGACCAGCGCCGATTGCCCGATACCCAGTCCGCCGAGATATTCAGCCACTGCGACTTCTGCCGCAGCGATCGCCACTGCTGAATCGTAATTGTCGGCAATGACCACCGTGGCGGTAACATCTACTTCGACTTCGACAGCGGCCGATACCTCGACAATGACGCCGGCCGCTTTGTAGCCAGGTACCAGCGTTCCGTCCGTGGCTTCGTAGCCGTCAATGATGGCTTGCGCATCGGCAACCAGATCGACAGATGTGCCGCCGCTACCATTGTGGATGTAGAGCCACACCAGTGCTGTCGGATAGGTCAGCGGGTCAACAAGATACGGCTCGACAACGGAAACAGAAGCGACGCGCTCAGTTACCAGACCATCGGCATTCTTCAGCGTCGCGGTAGATGCGCCGTATTTGATTGCAGCGACAGTGCCGCGAGCGATGTTGCTGATGTAGTCGCGGAAGCGGCTTTTCCGCCCAGCGTCGTCTTCCAGGTCCGCGCCGTTGACGAAGGCGTTCGGGTTGGAAACGGTCACGCCGGCAATCGCGCTCTGCAACGTGGTCAGCGCCAGCGCAGAGACGTTGGTATCCACCCCGACATCAGAACAGTAGCAGGTTATGTCGACATAGCTGGCACTGGCGGCAATAACCGCATCGACGCCAGTCAGGTACTGGTAGCGCCCGCCAGGTTCGGTGACGACAGTTCCGGCTGGAATTGGCGTGTCAGAAGCAGATACCGGCGACAGCGTGAAGCGCACCGTTCCACTTGCGCCTACAGCTGGCAGCAGCGCGAAGTCGAAGCTGTTGTAGACCGATACCGGGATGGCCTCTTTCAGCCCCCGGAACATCATCTGGTAAAGCTCGTCAATTTCGATTGCCGGTGCTTCAACCATGGTGCGGGCGACGCCGCCGACGTTGAAGTCGGTGATCTGCGTCTGTGTGGCGCGCATGAAGTTGACCATCGACGCCACAACGGACAACGTGTCCTTTATCTGAAATGCCATTACGCAATCGCCTCGACGTTGATCGGCACGGCATGAATTGCCTCTGCCCGGATATTGATGCGCAGCACGTCGCCCTCGACCGCGACCGTGGCTTCCTGCACGCGGCTGATGCGCGGGTCGGCCTGCACGGCTCGCTTGACCAGCGAGCCGGCAACGACGGCATTCGACAGGCTGTTGCTCGCCCCCAGGAATGGCCGGGTGCCGCAGCCGTAGCGCGGATGAATCAGCAGTTCGCCAGGTTCGGTGACGACAAGATGCCGCAGCGCCTGGCCCAAGTTGTCGACGCCACCGGTCAGCGACAGATTTCCGTCGACTGCCACCAACAGGCCGCGCGTCAACTTGATGTCGTTGCCGAACAGGTCGTCGTTGGTCTCGTCCTGGATTTCCGCGATGGTGTTCGCTGGAATGCGCAGGCTGTCGCCAGACAGCAGCACGCCGTTTCCGGCCAGCGCCGCGTCATCGGTGATGTATGGGTAGCGCAGGTTGTTGAGGTCGATCAGATCCGGCCACAGCGCGGCATCGCCCAATTCTCGATCGGCGATGCGTTGCAGTGTGTCGCCGCGCAGCGTGCGGATAACGCGATAACCGGGGATGGTCTTGGTCGGCGTCATCCGATTGACCCCAGCGTCAAACCGCTGCTGATGCTGTCGATTCGCCGCATAATTTCATCGGCCGGCAAGGCATTTTTCAGCGGGTCGCCGCGCAGTTCGTCGGCAGCGGATCGCCCGGCAGTGCTCATGCTGGCCGCAGCAGCCGGATTGGATGGTGATACGCGGTAAAACGGATTTTCAGCCGCCCAAGGGCTGGTCGGAAATCCGCCACCAGTGCTGGAACAGGTTGATGCGCCGAACAGGTTCGACCAGTCAGGCAACGTGAACAAGCGCCGAAAACCATTTTGTAGGTTGCACAGCGCGTCGCCGAAATTCGCGGCGATACGTGACAGCACAGCCTTACCGTATTCGGCAATATTGCCAGCAGTCGCCAGAATCTGGAACGCATTGCGGCTGGCTTCGAGCACCATCGCCGATGTCTTGAACAGTGGCTCGACAGTGCTGTCAATGACGCCTTTTGCTGCCTTGCCGTACTCGCGCACCTTGGTCAGCATAGCGTCGGACTTGTCGAGCATGGACTGAGCCGTCGCTACCATCGAGGCGGACAGACCAGTATCCTTCAGTTCCGCGCCGGCTTCCTTGTTCTTGCGCTGCACTTCCGCCAGCGCTGCCAGTGCCAGTTCGTGGCGGGTCGGGTTGTGGATGGCATCAACGACATAATCCTGGCTAGTGGCGACATCTTCCCAATCCATTGTCCCCAGCACCATCAGCGTTATGTTGTACTGGCTCAACAGCGGGCGCGACTTATGCCTGCGAAGCTGGAATGATTGCGGCTGCACATACAGCGCCTGGTTGTTCAATTGGTCGGCCAGCACCAAGCGGATATCGTCCGGGTCGCCGACCTTGGCCTTCGACTCGCGCAGTTCCTGCCGGCGCTCGACAATCAGCTTGCGCAGTTGCGCGAAGTGTTCCTCTCCATCTTCGGTGCGGCTGCCATGCCAGCCGGTATGGCCGGCAATGTTGATCGTGGACAGTCCAGCGCCGAAGTCGTCGGCCCAGGCACCGCCCAGGGTCTGCGTGATGTTGGCGCGCACCGGCTCTGTGCGCGACATTTCTTCCGGCCGAATAATAAGATCGCGGCCCTCGAGAAAGGTGTCGCGGTCGAACAGCATGAAGCTGATCGGCTTGGATTTTTGCGATGATGGCAGCATGCGCCAATCATCGCGTCACGACTCAGGCCGGCACGCCTGTATTCGAACCACCGGACTGCACGCCGCCATGCACATGCGTATCGCCGACGTCCTGGCCGTTATGGGTCAGCGATGGCGAGACGATCGCCACGCCAGCCGATGAAATCGTCACCGTGACCGCGCCGACTTGCAGCGCCACCTTGATGTCCTTGCCGGCATTCTTTGTGATCGCCCATTCCCGATCGTAGTCGTCACCGGTCAGATCCTCATGCGCGACATTCTCGCCGATCCGGATCATCGCGCCGGATGGATGCCGCAATTCAGTCTCGCCGTCGCGGCCGACGCTCAAATAGACGTCGGACTCATGCCGCCAGATCGCGCGACCATCGGCGAAGCGCATCTGACTGATGCGGGTATTCAGGAAGCCCATGACGATCGGAGCACCGTCGATGGTGTCAACGATGGCGATGCCAGGATTTTCTTCGGAGAAGACCGGCAGATCCGCCAGGCCGGTGCGAGCCGTCGCCGGCCCGACCATCACTGGCACGCCAAGGCACTTCCAGCCGGTGCGCCAGTCCTCGACGTCGACGGTGTAGGTATCCGGATGCGTGCCGAACACGCGCATGAGTTGATTAGCCATTCGGTTCTCTTTCGGCCAAGTACGGGAATCCGTTTTCCTGGATTCGGTGCAGGTAGCTCTCGCCGCGCGTCACTTGCAGCGTCGTCTTGAACGACTGAAACGGCGTGAACTGCTGCGATACCGACGTCACGTAGAAGCGACTTTCTCGGCTGCCGCGCTTGAGCTTGATGTAGCGACCAGGCTTGATCTCCTCGTTGCCCCGCATCAGGATCGAGCCTTCTTCGTAGATGACGTTGTTCTCGTTGATCGCGCGCAACTGGCGCAGCCGTTTGCGGTACCAGTCGCCCATCGCCGCACTCTGCTCCGGCTTCACCGCGCGGTCAGCTTGCAGGCTCATGTCGACGCTGGTATCCGCGCTCTGGTTCGTGCGAGCGTTCATCTTCTTCAACCCGTAAATATCGGGCGAACAGTTCCGGTTGCCTTCTTCCAGCGCCAGCCCGTTCTGCAGCGCCTGAATCTTGATCCACTCCGGGTTGATGATTTCCGCCATCGGCGCATCGACCTGGAAGAAGTTGGCAACGTTCGAGTCCGAGCGAGACAAGCTCAACTGCTCCACTTCTGAAATCGACACCGGCACATATTCGTCATGCCAGGCACCGTCTCCTTCCATGATCAACTTGCCTTCCAGGTCGTAATACGGCACCGGGCGATAGACCAGATAGGCGGAATCCTCGCGGTCTTCGATGAACAGTTCGTTCCAGCCGATGTCGCACCAGTTCGACATCAACGTCCAGACGTCGCCCTCGTAGTTGGTCATGCCGAACGGGCCGACGCGAGCACCGACGACGCTGGCGTCAACGTCGAATTGCACCCAGGATTCAAGCCCGCTTTTGAGGAAGAACGCCTTCAGGAACGGTGCTGGCTTGCCTTCCTTTTCTTCACCGGACACCAGGCTGTTCATGATTGCCTTGACGAAGCCGGCAGGCGTCTGATTACCGAACCACAGCCCATAGGCTTCGTACATCGGAACGCTGGTCAGCAGGTAGTTGCCGTAGATGTACTCCTTCAGGTAGCTGATCTGCATGATCTGCAGGAACTTGCCGAAGTCGTGCCCTGTGACGGTGATGGTGCGATGCGGCTTGCCGTCCTGGCCCATGGATTCGTCGCGCGAAACGTGCGACACCAGGCCGCGCATGACGATCGGTAGCTCACCTTTCTGCAAGCGAGCCATGCGGATGACGATCATGTCCATCGGCTCGATCGAGGCATACAGCGTGTCGTGGCTTTTTGCATCCAGCTTGTCGGCCAGGGTAACGCTGAACGTGCCGGACGGTTGGTTGATGGCGCGATGCGTGGTCACGCCGCCCATCTCGCCCAGGAAGCCGGTCAGGTCGATATCCGGGATTCTCGACTCGGACAGGTAGGCGATGCGATCTGCACCGAGACGGCGCTGCACCTTTTTCAAGGTAACGCTGATCTTTGGCGCGAAGGTTGGAATCATGCGACCTTCTCGACCAGCGCAAGGACGTTATCGGCCCATTTCACCTGTTGGATCATGGTGCCGTCGCCGTGACGCTTGCCGGTATCCAGGATGCGGCAAAAGCCTTCGGCGGCGACCAGCGGCACCCAATGCTCGCCCTTCTTCGCCTGCATGCCGGCTTCTGCCAGCAGCATGTTGAACTTGCGCGCGCTGATACCAATTCGAGCGCCAAGCTCAGTCGGCGTGAAGAACAGTGAGGATTGATTCTCGGCTTCGATGTGCGTGTGACCAAGCAGCGCCAGGACGTTCTGGCCGGTCAGCTTTTGCACGGCATGGTTGGCGCTGATCGCTGCCACGTTCTTGTCGCAGCCGATCAGGCGGGCGATGCCGTACAGAGCGCGGAATTCCTTGCTGGCGCTGATTGCTGTCGGCGCTTCTTTTTTGGATGGCAAGGAATAGCCTCCGGTCTTTCTGATAGACGGGATAACCGTCTCAGTCACCCAATCCTGGAACGGTTCGGCATTCGGCATGTTGCTGCGCATGATCAGACGGTAAACGTCGGATTCTGGTATCCATTTTGTAGCCGGATGCAAGTCATTGATTTTATTCAAATCAGGCAAAACGCCTGAATGCTTGCAATGGTTTAGTGCGTCAGAGGTTTGGTTATATCCAAGCGCATCGGCGATGTTCTTCGCCACAAACACCGGCTCTCCGGCAGAATTTGCCGCCACTAGGATGGAATTACTTTCAAACTGAAACGGAATAATGCTCGACATGACTGACCTCTTCGCCCGCGATGGAAGATGTCGCGGCACGGAACAGCGGGTCAGATATTCCTATTCGGTGGATCAGCCTAGCCGCGACGCCTTCATGCTGACGTCACGACCGAAATCAGCAGTTATCGGTTATGAGTAGGTTTCGGTATGGCGCTGCCGTTCTTGTCGATAGCCACCTTCACATCGACCTTGAACCCGGCCATATTTGCCAACTTGTCGACCGCCTTCGAAAACTTCTCTGCATCAGCAGGACTTCCGCCGATGATGCCGATCTGTTGAGTTCCGCCACGTTCAGATGCGGGAGCCATGTACTTGATCCTGTGCTTTCCTGCCAAGTCACTGACCGACTGCATGAATTCGCTGTCCACCTTTCTGCTCCCTGGCGGGCGGCTCATTTCATCGATATACCCAGACGCGAATGGCTCGCTTCCCGGATCACCCATTTGCGACTTCAAAGCTCCTTCGCTTCGGTAATTTTTATTTAACATCCACTGCTTGCCGCCAAAGTCGCCCCATTGTTTGAACCTGGATGACTGGCCGCGAGAATCGTTCAGATCCTTCAATTCCTTGGCAACAACTGAAGGTGCTTTCTTGCCGATCCACTCATTGATCGCTGCCGTCAGATCACCCAGAACCTCGTTCATCTTGGTCATGACCGGCAGCATGTTGTCGCCGAGAAGTTTCTGCGCCGCGTTGTTCAGGTTGGCTGACGCGACGCGCAGATCCGTGCCGGCGTCTCCCCGCTTCAAATCCCCCATCAACGCCTCGACCTTCTTCGCAGCCTCGGCATTACCCATGGATGGATTTTTTTCGAGCAGATCGATGACCTTCGCCGCCATCGTC